AGATAGTGACTCAACTTCTAAAGAGTTTGTATTTGGTGTAAAAGATAATGGAACACTTACAGTAAATGTAAATTATAATCCAGAGGAAGCAGGTTATAAACTTTGTGAAGCAAATGAAGCTACTACAGTATTAGCAGATTTTAAAATCACATTTCCAAATCCAGTAACTCCAATAACTGGAGCAGGTACTGTAAAAGAGTTCCAAGCAAATGTTATCAACACATCAGATGGCGGTAGCGTAGATGATAAATTCACAGCAACTATTGAGCTAAAGATTAGTGGTGATATAACTACTACACCAGCGACTTAGGAGTAATAAATGAAAAAGAAATATCAAGATACTAAAACATTTATGGTTCGTGGTGAAAAAGTTAAATTAACTATTCCAACAGTTAAGATGATGAAAGCTCATCAAGATGAAGCAAATAAATATATAATTGCCAATGATACTCAGAGTTTAAATACTTTAATGTTGGGAGTTGCAGCAGGTAAAGATTTTGAATGGGCTGAAAACTTACCATTTACAGTATTTGGTGAGTTAATTGCTTTTGTAATGGGTGCTGAATAAGCAAAATGAATGAACTCGAAAAAGGGCGTTTTAAACTAGCTAAACATCTAATCAAAGATTTAGATGATATAGACGCTATGCCCTTTTATCGTTTTCTTGAATGGATGAAATTCTTGAAGAGTGAGCAGTCAATAGATACGACTGAATTAATGCTTGCTAGAGTTTGTGGAATACTAGCAAATAGACCGCCTTTTGAGTTTTTAATATCCCTTGATGAAAGCGAGCGTGAATTTTTAAAACAAAAACATATAAGTGAAAGCTTAATGAAAGATTTGGAGTAGTTATGGCAGCTGGAAGTTTACAAATAGATGTTTTAGCTAATACTCAAAAGCTAATAAAAGGCATGAATAAAGCCGAAGCAACTGTGCAAAATGCAGCTAAAGGTATGAAGCTTGCTATTGGCGGATTTGCTGCTATTTTTGTAAGTGGCAAGCTTATCAATGGAATACAAACAACATCAGCTGAAATTGATAAACTTGGAAAAACAAGTGCAAGACTTGGAATAGGTACTGATAAACTAGCAGGGCTTCAATTCGCAGCAGAGCAATCAGGCGTAGCGGTTGATACTCTCAATATGGCACTACAAAGACAAACTAGAAGAGTTGCGGAAGCTGCACAAGGTACAGGTGAAGCAGTAAAAGCACTCGATGAGCTTGGATTAAGTGCTGAAAATCTTAACCAACTGTCACCAGATGAGCAAATGAACAAAATTGCAGATGCAATGGGGAATGTAGAAAACCAGAGCGATAAAGTTCGACTTGCTATGAAGTTGTGGGATAGTGAGGGCGTAGCACTTATAAATATGCTACAAGGTGGCTCACAAGCACTTAATGACTACTACAAGGAAGCGGTTAGTTTAGGTATTGCACTTGATGAGTCACTTGTTAGAAAAGTGGAAGCTGCAAACGATGCAAATGATAAACTCTCTAAAAGTCTAAGTGTAATATCAACTGAGTTGAATGTCAGATTAGCGCCTTATATGATATATGCAGCTAATACAATTGTTGAGCTTGTAAGGAACTTTCAAGTTGCAGGTAAATCATCGAATATATTTGGAAGTGTTATACAAGGAACTGCTAGGGCGTTTATTATTGCATTTCAAAGTATGAGAACAGCAACGGATGGATGGACTGTAGCACTTAGCTTTTTAAACTTAGCTATTCAGTCCAACTTTTCAAAATCAGCTAAAGATATAAAAGCAGCCGAAGATGCATTTCAAGAATCAGCAAGAATAGCAGATGAAAGTGCAAAAGAGTGGATAAGAGCATTAAATGGAACAGACCAAGTTACATTAAATCTACTTAAAGCACTATCAGAAATAAATGCCAACTTCGCAAATGTAAAACGTTCTGGTAGTGATTCAATGAATGACTTAACCGACAACACTAAACAAGCAAACGAAGCACTAAAAAGCACTTCAAGTATAGTTGGAAGTCAATTAACATCAAGCCTAAGACGTTCAATGGATGAATCTGTAAACTTTGGCGAAACTATGAAGATGGTTGCTAAAGATGTAGTGTCAGAGTTAATCAATATCCTATTTGTTCAAGAAGCTATTAATGCAGCAGTCGGAGCATATGGCGGTGGTGGTGCTACATCATCAACAGCCTTAACAAGCGCAGATTATGCAGCAGTAAACGCGGGTGGTTCACAAACAGTCGGAGCATTGAGCGCATCTCCAGCTATGACTAAATCAGTATCAATGGCTGCACCAGCTTTAAAATCTCCAAGTGCAAATGTAAATGTCTTTAACAACACAAATTCAGAAGTATCAGTTCAAGAATCAGATGGTCAGATCGATATAATAATAGAATCTATTGCGAATGGAATACAAAGAGGTATATCACCAGTTGGAAATGCAATTGAATCACGTTATGGAGTGAGTAAACAGTAATGGCTTTAAGTGAAGATTTAAAAAAGATTTATAATGCTAATCCAGTATCTATGCGTCACTATGATACTGTAGAATTATCACATAGCTTATTCACTAAAACATATTACTTAGTAAGAGATAATGAAAACCACGATTGGAAATTAGAAAACGACAGCACTGTTACATTTGAAGCGTTCGGTTTTGATGTAAAACTTCCAGAAGTTGGAAGCGACCAGCAAGATATGGCGTTTCAGTTTGACAACACAATGCATATACCAGTGAGCGAGTTAGAACTTGCAGCAGAAAATATCAGCGAACCCATAAAATTAAAATATAGAGTTTATGCAGATGGATTCGATACACCACAATCAACAGCGATAAATCTAGTGCTAACTAATATCGTAGTTACAAATACAATTATGAGCGCAGTAGCAATAAGACCAGATTTATATGCAAGACAATTCCCAGCAGGCGATAAGATTACATTTGATGAGCGTTTTAAAGGTTTGTATCTATGATTAATGCGGAAAAAATAAATAACTATATAGGTAAACAATACGATTCAAAAGACTTTCATTGTTGGCATTTAGTAATGGAGTTAGTACCAGATGCACCAAAGATAGATACTTTACATAAAAATCTATTAGCTACCATCGGAGAGTTTGAAGATAATATCGAAAAATATCAACTTAGAGAAGTGGATGCATACCAAGATGGAGATATAATCATACTAGGAAATAATAATATATTTCATCATGCAGGTGTATTTTATGATAATGGGGTTGCACATAACCATGAAAAGTATGGAGTAATATACGAGAGCATGGACTCAATCAAAAGAATATATCAAAATATAAAAGGGCTTAGAGTATGAGATTTTATGAATGTGAATTACTTAATCAATCTTCAGCGATAGAGCGAAATGAGAATCACGACAAATTAATAGATTATCTTTTAAAATACCATCCAAATGGATTTGATAAAAAACACACTATCCAAATAAATCAAAAACCAATAGACGTTGAGAATTACGATATAACACTAAATAAAGATGATGTGATAACTATAGTAACTCATCAAGGTGTAACAGCTGCAGCTATTGGAACATCATCTGTAATATTTAATTATCTTGCAGCAGCAGTAGTAAATTACGCTATTAGTTATGCAATAGGTCAAATCTTTAAGCCAAATATGCCTAATGGGTTAAGCCCTACTCTATCAAGAAGAAGTAAAAATCAAGCAAGCTCTATATATTCAATAAACGCACAACAAAATGAAGCTAAGATAGGCGAAGTAATACCAATTATATACGGTAGAGTTAGAACTTATCCAGCACTAATAGCACCGCCATACTATAGATATGAAAACAATGAAGAGTATCTATATCAGTTAATGTGCATCGGTCAAGGTACTTATGACATAGATCAAGTTTTATTAAGCGATACACCATCAGAAAATATACAATCAGATTTCTTTAGATATGAGAAAATAGAATATAGCGACTTTAACTCAGTTGGTGGGCTTGAATCAAAAGTAAATGACTCAAACTATCATCAACTTGTTAAGGCTTTACCAGATGTTGAAAACTTAGAGATCAGAGGTACACCAGAGAATAAAAACATGGTGCTTAGATTTGATAGTACAGATAATCGTATTACATTTTATCCTTATGCAGATGGCACTAGACCAGATACAAGCTCACTAGTAATAGGTAGTAATATAACTATAGGCGGTACAAATAGCAACGACGGAGACTATACTGTATCACAAGCTCCACTTCAAGATGCAAACGGGAATGATTATGTTTTGGTTACTGAGAGTTTAGTGACTGAGCCAACAGATACAAAAGTGTTTAATTGGGATTTTTTTACTAATTATTCAGAAGTTACATCTAGCTCATCATTGATAATTTCTATAGATACTGGACAATTTATAGACTTTCAAAGCCTTAAATTAGGAATTGGCTCAGTATTTACTATTAGTGGACAAACTGCAAACTCTGGAGTTGAATTTCAATCTATCTCTGAAACAAACGAAACAAAAGTATATCCGTCTTTAAGTTCAAACTATAGCATAAACTCAGGAACTACCACTTTTACATATAAAGCCAAAGCATATCAAGCGACCTTTGAAACATCATATGGTGGATACCCACTAGCTAAAGACTTCGCAGAATCATTGGAAATGTCTTATGTGGAAGTTGATTACATATTACCAAATGGATTATATAATACTGATTCAAGTGGTAATTTTATAGATAGAACAGTTGAAATACTTGTTAAGTTTTCATTCGACCAATTTCCAGCAAGCGGAACTAAAGCAATAACGGTAACAGCAAGAGATAATTCACCAATAAGAGGTACTTTTGTGGTAGATTTATCTACAGCAGATGTTAGAGTAACTAAGCCAGTATTTATTAAGAGGAAGACGCCAGAACCAGCAGATAACACAAGTATGGATAAGTTCTATGTAAAGTCAATTAAAAAGATATATAAGCCGATAGACAATACGGAGATAGGAGATATAACGCTTTTATGGTGTAAAATTAGAGCTTCGAACGCTATTAGCTCAATAAGTCAATTTGCGATAAACGCATGGGTAAATAGAAATGATGTTGCAAATGATGTAAAAAGTGTGCTAACTGATATATACACAAATGATACTTATGGCGCAAGACTTCCAGAATCAGACCTTGACTTGATAGACACTACTGAAACAATCAATGGAGCATTTGACGATAAATTAACAGTATTCGATGCATTAAAAACAGCAGCGAAAAGTCAAAGATACAGCATATATCCATCGGGTGCAGAAATGAAAATTAAATATGATGGAGTAAAGCCAGTTAGAACCGCAATTTATAATGAAACAAATATAATAAAAGATAGTTTAAAAATAGCGTATCTATTTGAAGAAGAGAGTG